TCTACAGCTGAGTCTGAACTTCGCGGTTCGTCAGGCAAAGCCTTCGGCGAGATGGGTTTCTCTATCGAGAAAGCAACTGTAACAGCTAAGACACGTGCTCTTAAAGCTGAATACACAATGGAGCTTGCTCAAGATCTTAAAGCTATCCACAATTTGGATGCTGAGTCTGAGCTTGCTAATATCCTATCGACTGAAATCCTTGCTGAAATCAATCGCGAAGTTATCGGTTCTATCAACAGCGTAGCAAACGTTGCTCTAGTTGGTTCCCAAGCAGGTGACGCAACAGCTGATAACACATTCGACCTTAAGTCTGATGCTGATGGCCGTTGGGCAGTTGAAAAGTTCAAGAGCCTTCTATTCCAAATCGAGATCGAAGCAAATAAGATTGCTAAAGCAACTCGTCGCGGTAAAGGTAACTTCATCATCTGTTCAAGTAACGTAGCTTCTGCTCTTGCAGCTGCTGGTTCTCTTGATTACACACCAGCTCTTTCAGCTAATCTACAAGTAGATGACACTGGAAACACATTCGCAGGTGTTCTTAATGGTCGCATGAAGGTCTATATTGACCCATATGCAACTGGTACAGACTCCATTACAGTTGGCTATCGTGGATCTAATCCATACGATGCTGGTATGTTCTACTGCCCATATGTACCACTCACTATGGTACGTGCAGTTGACGAAGCAACCTTCCAACCGAAGATTGCTTTCAAGACTCGCTATGGTATGCAACAGAATCCATTCGTAGGCACTGCGTCTGGTATCGGTACAGCCGGTGGAAATTCTTACTTCCGTAAGTTCCTCGTTGGTTCTATCAACGTAGGTGAGTAATACTTAGTAAGTATTCAAACTTCTTAAGTGGAGGTCTTTCGGGACCTCCACTTTTTTTGTATAAATACATGTATGACACAACTAACAGATAACTTTAATATGCTTTCCCCTACAGGGTTTAGGATAACAATCGAATCTCCTAAATTTTCGAATTTAGAATACTTTATTAGCTCTGTCAGTCTTCCGACAGTTTCTTTATCAGAAGCAGAAGCTAGTTTTAGGAATTATCAGGGGTTCGTTCCTGGTGATAAAGTTAATTATGACGCGCTTGATGTATCGTTTGTACTTGATGAAGATATGAAAAACTATACTGAGGTGTTTAATTGGATTAAAGCAAATGCTGATCAAAATCTTCCAGCAAAACACGATCTTATATTATCAATTCTGACAAGTCACAATAATTTAAATAAACAAATTAGGTTCGTTGATGCGATGCCAACCTCTTTAGGAGGAGTTGAGTTCAGTACTCAGGTTGATACAATTGACTACTTACAAAGTACAATCTCTTTTAGATACGACCGCTTTGAAATAATTCGATAAAATTTAAACTATAAATAATTCTATACTATGATACTTGATGATATACTTAAAATGTGGGGTGAAGACGTTAAGATTGATGATCTTAACCTTGATTCAGAAACGGTGAAGTCTGCTAAATTGCATTCTAAATACCTCGAACTCTTTTCTTTAGCGAAGCTCCAATTGAGGAGAAACGAGATAGAGATGGATAAAGTTCGTAAAGAGAAATGGCTTTACTATAATGGTAAAATGTCAAAAGAACAAATTGATGAACGATCCTGGAAATACGATCCATTCGATGGAATGACTAAACCACTCAAGTCAGATATGGATATGTACTATAAGACTGATGAAGACATAGTTCGAATACGCGGCAAGATTGAGTATCAAAAAGCAGTCGTAGAAACACTCGAAGAGATTATGAATAACCTTCGGTGGAGACACGGCCACATAAAGAATATTTTAGATTTCAAGAAGTTTACTTCTGGTGTATAATGATTAATGTCAGAAAAAAAGACGAAGCTCACTTAGTTATAGAGTCAGAGGATTCTGGAATACTAAGAGAGTTGAGCGAATACTTTACGTTCTTCGTTGAAGGATATAAGTTCATGCCTGCATATCGTAATAAAATGTGGGATGGAAAACTTAGGCTATTCGATATGCGTTCTCAGCAAATACCGTTTGGTCTTTTAGGTAAAGTAGATGAGTTTGCACGAGCTCGTAAGTATAAAACTACAATAGATCCTACAATAAAGCCAACATTAAGTGCTACTGACGAGGAGCTAGATGAGTTTATTGGATCTCTATCACTATCTTTAAGTGGTAAAAAAATTGAAGCTCGTGATTATCAGATTGATGCATTTAAAAAGGCTACGAAATCACAGAGAGCTATTCTAGTTTCTCCAACAGGATCTGGTAAATCTCTTATCATATACATGTTGGCTAGATACTTTTTAAGTAAAGACATGGATAAGAAGGTACTGATCGTGGTTCCTACTACATCTTTGGTTGAGCAAATGACGAAAGACTTTGCAGATTACTCAGGTTGTGATGACGAATTTGATGTAGATGAAGATGTCCATAAGATATATTCAGGTAAAGAAAAGCATAATATCGAATCAAGTATTGTGATCACCACATGGCAGAGTGCGATTAAACTGCCTCTCGATTGGTTTAGATCTTATGGAATGATTATAGGTGATGAAGCACATACGTTTAAGGCGAAGAGTTTAACCACTATAATGAATCGATTGAATCAAGCATACTTCAGAATAGGAACGACTGGTACTCTTGACGGTGGTGTTGTTAATGAATTAGTTCTCGAAGGAAGCTTTGGCCCAACATACCAAGTAACCACTACAAAAACTCTGATTGATTCAAACACTCTTGCAGACCTAACTATTGAAGCATTGGTACTTAAGTACTCAGATGAAGTTAGAAAGTTAATGTCACGAGCCAAATATCAGGATGAGATTAACTTTATTGTTCTGAATGAATCTCGCAACAAGTTTATTACAAACCTTACATTGGATCAGAGCGGGAACACTCTTGTCCTATATAACCTTGTAAACAAACATGGAAAAGTCCTTTATAACATGATAAGCAAGAAGGCAAAGGGACGAAGTGTCTTCTTTGTATCAGGTGAGGTGAACGCTGAGGAGAGAGAACGTATACGAGAACTAACCGAAAAAGAAACTGGTGCTATTATTGTAGCGAGTGTAGGAACATTTAGCACAGGTATTAACGTTAAGAATCTGCATAATATTGTATTCGCTGCACCAACTAAGTCTCAAATTCGAGTCCTACAGTCCATTGGAAGAGGCTTGAGAAAGTCTGATTCTGGCCAAGAGACGATTGTCTATGATTTAGCTGATGACCTTTGCTGGAAAAAACATAAAAACTATACGCATAACCATGCTATAAATAGGATTAAGATATATGCTAAAGAAGGTTTCACATACAATATTCACCAAGTAGACATGCCATAATGAATGAATTTTACGAAGATATGTTTTCAGAGAATCTAGCAACTTATAGGCTGACAGATAGCAGTTATATAGTAGCTGAGGAATTAGAGATCGATCCGGAGACAGGATCTATATACGTAGCAAACCCGCTTGAAATGATTAGAGAAAACGGAGGCATGCGTCTTCGACCATGGATACTCGTTGATACTGACGAGATAGTTGAGATTAACTCAGCAAATATAGTGTGTCGAACCGAAGCTCCGAAGGTGATATCTAAGTACTATTTAAAGTATATAGCTTATGATAAACTTATAGACAATATACAAAAGCTTGATGACGAAGATGATCTAGATACTGATGATGAACTTGATAATCTAGATTCTACATATAACTTCTTTGATAAGCTACACAAGCCGAAAGAATCAAGATGGGATTGGAAGGCTAACTGAGGCTTTCTTTTGGTTGAATAAACCTATTATAATCTTTTTTGCGAAATAAGTAAACCATCAAATGAGCTTTTTAGTAAATACTTTAGCTATTTAAATATGTACAAAATTGATAAAACATTGTATAATATACATTATGAAAGAACAAGAACCAGCTAAAAAACCAGCTAAGAGAGTACGTCGTGCCAAAGAGCACTATGTCAATAATAAAGAATTTTCCCAAGCAGTAGTCGATTACGTTAAGAGTGTTAATGAATCTCGTGCCGCAGGAAAAGACGAAGCAATCATTACTGATTATATCGGTAGATGCTTTTTAAAGATAAGCGATGGTCTGTCCCATAAACCAAACTTTATTGGATACACATATAGAGAAGAAATGGTGATGGATGCAGTAGAAAATTGTATCAAAGCTATTATGAATTATAACGTTGAGAAAGCAACACGCACAGGATTACCTAACGCGTTTGCATACTTTACTCAAATATCATACTACGCCTTTCTTCGAAGGATCGCAAAAGAAAAGAAACAACAGGATATTAAAGAACGATACATCGCCTATGCAGGTGCAGACTGTTTCGCTGACTTTGATTCTGATATGCCGAATGTGCAATCAGATAATATCATTGGTTCTATTCGAGCAAAGAATCAATCGATTAAAAATAAAGATTTAGCTATTAAAGAGTTTAAAAAGAAAACTAAAAAAGATAGTAAGAAAACAGATAATCCAAGCGGTATAGAACTTTTCTTTTAACATTACATTATGAGCAAAATTGCTGTTTTAAATGACACCCATTTTGGTGTTAAGAATGGGTCGGCTATATTCATGGACTATGCCTCGAAGTTCTTTGATGAGGTATTCTTTCCATACTGTGTAGAGAATAATATAAAGCAAATTATTCACTTAGGTGATTTCTTTGATCATCGTAAATACGTTAACTACAAGGTATTAGAACATTCTTATGAGTGTCTTGTATCAAAGTTGTACGAGTATGATATGACCATGGATATTATTCCAGGGAATCATGATGTATATTGGAAGAATACAAATTCGCTGAATTCGCTTGAGACAATACTCAAACAATATTCTGATCGGATTAATATCCACATGCATCCGAATGATAAAGAGTTTGATGGACTAAGCATTGGCTTTCTTCCATGGATAACTCAAGACAATCATGAAGAGTGCATGAACTTCATCGCGAAGTCTAAATCTTCTATCATAGCCTCGCACCTTGAGTTACAAGGATTTGAAATGGGTAAAGGTTTGCCTGTCGCTTCTCATGGATTGAATAGAAGTTTGTTCTCTCGTTATGAAATGGTTCTATCAGGTCATTACCATACTCGCTCATGCC